AAGCCACAAAAGTAATCGGGTTTTTACCGCTTGTCCGACTGTTTCAGGTGTGTCTTTGAAAAAGTCATTCTGACCGTTTCCATAAACATAATCACCATTTTGGTCTAACTTTCTATATCTCATACAGGTGCCCCCGTGTTGTTAATGCCTGTTTGAACACCACTATGGACGTGAGAAATAAGAGACTTCCCACCGCCAATAACATTGGTTGTGGCCGTGACTGTTTTGCTACAATTGATGTTCTCTGTTACTACCGTGTCTTTTTTGAATCTAATTTCAGTGTCACTAGCTTCCATAAATGTAGGCCCACCAGGTGTGGCCATGCCTGAAATGTTTCCGACTAAGTTAATGATTGGTGCAATAATGTCAGCTTGAACAGTAGCTTCAACTTTGAACTTTAAAGCTTTAACATTCACTTCACTTGCAGGTGTAATTTCAATGAATGTTTCACCGTCATCACTTGTTAACTGAACATTCTCTTCATGCAGTGGTGTAGCGTTTGGAACACTCTTAGGGCCAGGAATTGCAAACCCGTCTGATAGGTCATGCATTCTTAGTTCCATTGGTTGACCTACACCACTTGATTGCCACCAACTATCAATGCACCTTGAAGCAAAAATAACTAGAACTTCGTCTTCAGCTTTGATTGGAAGTGAAAGTGTGAAACCACCTGCTGAAGGCATAATGATAGGAACGTCAACTAGAAGTGGAAGGTTCACATATTCATAAGAACTATCAGGTTTTTGAATTTGACCCTGAATGGCAGGTTGAACTTCGCAAGTTCTTTTAGCGTAGTCAACCTTTTGAACTATGCCAGGAATGGCAGTCCAAACAGAAGATAATCGGCCATCCATGGCCATTCTCAAAGCTTCCTGCTCGTCATTTAAAAGTTCTCGCCTATCCATTAATAACCTACTTGAACAGAGTTAATTGGGTTTGCAGTTACGTCTAAATTTAAGCAGGTCATTTTGCTATACCATTCTGTTCCACGGTTATCTCCTACAACTTCAATAACCAATATGTAATAGACACCATCACTAGTTAATGGTGCAGGAATGTTTGCTGGTGAATTAGGTTGTGAAAGATCTATTTTCAATCTTGCTACAACTTCGTTATCAAGTTTAACCCTGCCACCAACTTTTAGTTTTGGGTTAAGCAGACAGTTAACTAAAATGCCTTCATTCGTTTGTGTTGGCGTTCCGATCATTCCCGTTTTGGAAGTTAAAAGAACTGCTTCACCTGGAAGATAAGAAGTGACTGAAACAAACTGAACTTTGCCATCTTGAATAGACCAAGTTTTATTTGAAGTCTCAGCAGACTGCCTAAGATAATCGCGGGCCATGCCATACATTGCTTTACCACGTGGAAGCTTTGAAGCAGGCATTTCACCAACAGTGCCAGCGGTTGTTCCCCCTGTTTTTGTCATTGCACCTATGGCAGCGTTTACCTGTTCTGTCTGACCTGCGCCTGAAGCTAATGTAGCGTTTACAATTGCGAAGTTATAAGAAAGGTCACCGTCACCAGCTATGATGTCAATGTAGGTGTCAGTGCCATTTTCACGGCCACGTAAAACCTGCTTAACATTGCCTTGGAATATGACACCAAAGTTTTGTTCATAACCAGCTTGTAGAACAACCTTAGAAAACTCTTTTTGAATACGTCGGGCGGTAGCGTCTTCCAGATTGTAAACGCGAATTTCTGCAATGTTTGGTGTTTGAGTGTCTGACCTTTTCACGTTGAATTTTATTCTCAGTTGTGAAAGGTCTAGACCTTCGCCACTTCTGTCTGACACTAGCAGTGTGCATTTTCTTAACCATTGTTCAGCACTCACGTTTTAAACCTCTGTTTGAAAATATAGGTTTGATTCAACACCTAAGTTTTCTAAAGTAGGAACTGCTGTTTCGTCACCGTCAGTAAACACAACCAACCTTCCATTAAGGTTTAGGTATTCATATTGTGCTAGAAGGTCTGCACCAGTCACCATTGGAATGTTTGCTATGATTGGTTCATCGGTTTCACCGTCAAAAATGTCTAACGTCCAACCACCATCTTCAGCAGGGTTCCACTTGGAAACAATTCTTAGTTCTCTATTAGATAATGTTATGGTGAAGTCTTGAGGGATATTTAGTAAGGGAATTAAAAACGTTTCCATTTAGTTACCCCCGAATAAGCTTCCAATGCCTTCTTTAAGAGTTACCAATGCTGATTTTTTACCACCCTTTTCAGTAGCACCTGTTATGCCTGCACTTTTCTGCCTTTTTCTAGGGGGAACAGTAGTAGGTGTAACTTCAACAGTAATAATTTCAAGTAAAGAAAGATTTAAAGCTAGTACGTTTTCAGTTAGTTTATCGGTTGTCTGACCGATAGAAACTAAGAGCATGTTTGTGTAAGACCGTTTGCCCGTAACACAATCAAATTTTATCCTGTCACTTTGAAGCTTCAAAAAGTCTTGATAAAGTTCAGGAAGTGGTTTGATGTTTTGCCCTGCCTGAATTCTTATGTTCAATTCAGCAGGCTCTTTGTAGGCATGGTCAGAAATAGCAGCACCCTGTTGAACAGGTTGTTTTGTTACAGTTAGTTTGTCAGTAGCATTTTCATCAATGGTTATGTAACCAGTAATCCCACCAATTGTTCTAGTGGGCCTAATTGGGAAGATTGAAATTGGGTCATCTAGAAAACTCATCGGCTGGCCCCTTTCATATTTCTGGCCATGTTAAAGTTCACACGGCTTTGTTCATTACTAATATTTTTTGCTGTTGCTTCAGGATTGTTTGAACCTTGAACAGTAATATTTGTTTCCTGCTTAATGACTTGGGAAGAATTGTTATTGGTATTTGAACCTAGTGGTGTAGTGGTTGGCGTTCCTTTCATTGCTTCAATGTTGGTTGTGTTATCACCACCAAAGAGACTTCCAATTGCTGAAAGTGCTTTACCACCTAGACCTGTAAAGAACTCTGAAAAGCTTTTCTTAATTACGTCCCATTTGAGATAAAGAACAGTGAAGAGTGCAATCAAAGAGGCCACTGCTGCGATAACAAGCCCAATTGGGTTTGCATATAAAGCAAGGTTGAAAAGTAAAATACCGGCCCGGATAACTTTCATGACCGTAGAAAGCGCACCCATGATAACACCAGCAGCTTGGGCGGCAATTCCCCAACCTGTTATTGCAGCTTTTGCAGCAAAGAACATTGCTACCATGCTTGCTACTGCTGCTGTTACACCTACAACAGTTTTAACAGCGTCACTACCCCAATCAAATAAAGATTCGCCACCTTCCTGCCATGTTTTGAAGTCATCATAAAGAGCGAGTAAAGCAAGCATTCCAGTAATCACCATACCTATTGGTGTGGTAAGAAACGCAAGGTTAAGAAGCTTCCAAGCTGCAATGGCAGCAATTAATTTTGTAGACCAACCACCAGTTGTGTTATCAAGCTTCTCTAAAACGTCCCACAACCTACTAAGCATTGACCATAGACGGGTTCCCAATGTCACAACACCTTCAAAAGCTTTGAATATGAATTTCACAAAGCGTTCTAGGAATATCAGAATTTTAGGCATGTTTGCACTTACCTTATTTCTGAAAATGTCCATTTGCTTTGTAAGCATTGGAAGGAACTTTATGGCAGTTGATTTAACAATACCTTCAAGTTGGAACTTTGTTTTAGCTAACGAGAAGTTGAACTTGATTGACTGTTGAACAGCTTGAACCATGTTAATGCCAGCATCTTTATATGCTGCCATCATTGCCTTTCTTAAAAGAATGGCCTTGTTAATAGCTGGTGCAATCATTCTGGTGCTGTAACCTAACTCTTCAAAGCCTTCAGAAATTTTAGCAATACCAAAAAATGTTCCTGCTGCCATACCTTTAATGGCAGTGGCCATTAGTCCCACTCTGACATAGGCGTTATCTAAAACGCTTCCAAACTTCTTTAGAGAAGTTTCGTCTACACCAAAACCAAGACCAACTAGAAATTTTTTGATTACTTCGCCATTCATTTTTCTGCTGCCTTTCTGGCCCTAGCTTCGTTTTCGTCTTTCACGTCTAGGGCATTATTCATTCTTACAAAATCTTCTAAACTCAAACTACAATCTTTCAGACTTTCATATTTGCACAGTCCAGCGAGAACTGGCCGCATAAGCCAATCCTCACCGTCTGGAAGACTCACCCAATCGGTTTCGACTGTTGTGCCCCTTCTTTCAACCCTGAAGGGAGTGCATTTATAAAACCCCCTAAGTTGGCAGCAAAAGATTTTCCTGCAAGTGTCATCATTAAACCTAAGTCTGCTTTAATGTCTTCAAACATAAATAGCTGACTATCAGTTGTGACCCGTGCCCAACCACCACCAACTTGTTTTCTATACACACCTTTCATAAGTCCAAAGATGACATAGTTTGCATCTTCGTCAGGAAGCTTTGAAAACGCACTAAGAACAGGCCCAATGTCTTTTGCCAATTGGTCAAAATCAATGTCACCCATATTCATGTTCTCAAACTTCTTACCTGACTTGAACATTCCTGAGTTTGCAATAACAGCAGCAATTTCACCAATGATAGGTGCTGCCCTTCTCACAATATGAAATTGTGAGAGGGCATCAATCTTTTCAAACTTGTATTCGTCTAATTTTACCGTAGTCATAATTCACCTTTATAGTTCAGGAACACCAGCACCAAGAACAGTGTCAATTTTACCGCAATCAAAAACCCATTCATTCATTGGGCCTTCTTTTGAATAAACAATGTCAGGCTTTTTCTTGAATGCGCATTTTTGAGCAGTAGTAATGTCACCAGTGGCAGGGTTTGCAACAGTGATAATGTTACGGCCCCAAAAGCTGCTACCAGACTTTTGGAAGTTGTAGGCCAACATGAGAAGGGCATTTTGTGGTGAA